TGGAAGAATCGTTGATCTTTCTGCAAATAGTGTATGTGTTGATGTTGATGGGGTCGTTTCTACAAATACCACATCGTCTTCTGGATGCACAAAGGTAACTCTAGGATCTACATTATCAATTGATCCTGGAGTAACTTATACATTAACTGCATTTACAACTGTACCAACAGTATTCGCAGACTATCAGGATGTATCAGATACAGAAGATGGACTGACAGATTACGGACATATCCTTGATACTACTGGTCTTGTCTGTCCATTCGGTCAACTTGATTCACTCAAGGGTACACTGGTTGAGAAGTACATTCGTAATACTTCTATATTTACGGAAAGTACAGTCATCAAGATTGTTGGAGATGCATTCGTTGTTGTTCCACCTCAATGGAACAATATATCTCCACCGATTCTTGTTCGCAATGCAGCGATTCCATTATTCAGTCTACGAACATTTGGTGGTGGATCTCTATTCGGATTCGGTGGTGCCACAGAAAGCAGAAGATACTCACCAGACGAAGTACAACTTCTATTCAAAGTATCTCCTGGTCCGTTCAGCAGATTTGTTACTTACGATTGGCAACCTTCTTGGGTATCTCAAGGTACAATTCCAGTTTCCGGAATTGCAGAAACTCCAAGAGCAAGAGCATTTACAGGATTTGGTTCACTATTCGGAATCAATGGTGCAGCGGAAGCAGTATCATTCAACCCACCAGATATTACCACAGACATCAAACTATCTGGTGTTCTCGCAGAAAGCTTTACTGTTCCATACACAGGAACAGGAAGTCTATTCACTGTTAATAATCTGGTTGAACGTGTACTTGTTCATCACTTTGTATTTGGAACTATCAATGTTTCTGGTGTTGCTGCAACTCCAAGAGCAAGAGACTTTATTGGAAGTGGTGCTATCTTCTCTAACGGAATTAGTTCCGAGTCTCTCACCAAGAGACTTCCGGCATTTACTGCACATATCAAATTTGGTGGTACATCCGAAGAAGTATTCTCTGCCAATCCACCAGAAGAAGGAACTGAAATCAGACTATCTGGAGATACAACTCCTCAGATCCTTACATTTGCAGAGCAACCATTTGGAGTTATTCCTGTCAGTGGTATTGCCAAGACACATTATGTTCCAAGTGTTGTTGGTACTGGTACATTCAGGAAGTTCTCTGGTGCATCCGAATCTCTCACTGTCAATCCAGAAGAGAAACAAATGCTCTTCTCCTTTATTGGAGAAGGAAAAGAGACTCATACCGAGAACTATGTTGGTATTGAAAAAGCAATCAGAATTCGCAGAGGTGCGCTATCTGACTTTGAGACCTTTGATTGGCAACCATCTTGGGTTGTTACTGGTACTATCCCAGTTAGTGGTGAAGCAAAAACAAACTTCAGTCTACTACACAATGGTTCTGGTTCACTCAAAACACTCTCCGGATCTGCAGAATCTCTTACTGTCAATCCAGAAGAGAGACAGATGCTCTTCTCGTTTACTGGAACGAGAATTGCAGAGACTACATCTATTGTTGAATTTAGTACTGGTTCTCTATTCGGAATTGGTGGTCTATCAGAATCCTTCACTGCATCGCCAGAACTACAAGCTGATCTAAGAATTTCTGGTGATGTATTTGTCCGATATGTTCCTAATAACATCGGATCAGGTAATATCTTCGCTATCAATGGTGCTGCAGAATCTGTAACGTTTAATCCAGATGAACGTCAGATGCTCTTCTCCTTCATTGGGGAAGCATTAGAATCCTTCAGTGCTACTGAAATCAAACAGATTGAAGTTGATATTACTGGAGAAGGTCAAGAAAATCTTACCAGTGTATACACAGGTTCTGGTTCTGCTCAAATTTCTGGTGTTGTTACAGAGAAGTTTGTTCCGAACAACATTGGATCTGGTAATATCTTTGCTCTTGCAGGTAGTGCCGAATCTATTACCTTCAACCCAGACGAGAAGCAAATGCTCTTCTCCTTTACAGGAGAAGGTACAGAAAGAATTCTTGTCAGAGAAATCAGTCAAGGTGGAACATTTACATTCTCTGGTACATCTGGAGATCCATTACTTACGTTCGCAGAACAACCATTTGTTCAGACGAAGATCAGTGGCAAAGTATTCTTCACCACTCATCGCAGTATTATTGGTACTGGTTCACTCTTCGGATTTGGTGGAGTATCAGAATCTACTGGAGTTGTACCACAGACAGAACAAGTTCTGTTCAAGGTCTCCGGAGATTCTATCAACAAAATCTCTGTACTACATGTTGGTTCTGGTTCACTCAGAAAACTATCGGGATCTGCAGAGTCGGTTACCTTCAATCCAGACGAGAGGCAAATGCTCTTCTCGTTCATTGGTGCAGGAACAGAAAATACAACTGCAAGAGAAGTCAGTCAGGGTGGATTGTTCAAAGCATCTGGAGAAGCTGGTGTTCTTGTCAGATTTGCACACACTGGAGAAGGAACAATTCCTCTCAGTGGAAATGCAACTACTACAAGAGCAAGAGATTTTGTTGGGTTTGGTATTATCCCAACTCTATCTGGTGCAGCAGAATCTCTCACTGTCAATCCAGACGAGAAGCAAATGCTCTTCTCGTTTGCGGGAGAAAGAATATCCGAAAAAATTACCGCAAGAGAACTTGGTACTCCCGGCAAATTTACACTTCAAGGAACATCCGGAGATCCATTACTTACATTCTCTGAGCAACCATTCGTTAAAATTAATGTTAATGGTATTAGTACAACCATCAGATCCCGTGCTTATGCCGGATCTGGAACGTTGTTTGGATTTATTAATGGAGATGAGGCATTTGCACGTGCTCCTTATATTGCAAGTGGTTCAATTGCAATTAGTGGATTCGGAATTGTACAAGTTGAGTTGTTCCAACCACCTCGCACATATGTTTGGATGATTTAATTCTATAAATAGATCATAGAAAAACTGTGCGCTAATAATGACCACTCAGGTACAATTTAGAAAGGGCACAACTTCCGAACACGCACTATTTACAGGTGCGTTAGCTGAACTTACGGTAGATACCGATAAAAAAACAGCGGTTGTACATGATGGTAGTGATATTGGAGGGTTTGAACTCCAACGAACGAGATGGGAAGTTGTCAATACAGATACAAGTTTATCATGCGGACTTAGATGGTTAATTGATACTAGTGCAAGTGCGCTATCATTAACTATGCCATTTGAATCAGCGGGAGTTGTTCCTCACGTTGGTGATGTGCTGGAACTAGTTGATTTTAAAGCAACATGGGCTATAAATAATGTCACGCTAACATCCAGTAATGGACAGTTATTTTTGAATAAATTTGGAAATACTGATAGCGTATTTGTTTTAGATGTTGCTGGTTTATATGTTCAGTTTATCTGGGACGGAATTTACTGGAGGATCTTAGCATGAGTTTATATCTTAGTGCAAGTACTGCAACACAAGAACAAAATGTTGCAAATTCAAATGACTTTACCGTACACGCTCTGAGAAGAGATAAGGACGGTATGCTTCATTATACTAATGCGAGATCAACAGAAGACGTAGTTTACGATTTTCACAGAACTGATGGAGAAGAATATAAAGATTTTCTCCAAGGAACTGAATATGTAGATGCAACACCTAATGTTGCGAGACAATATTCAAATGACACTGATGATAAATACCAACAGTTCAGGTTTGATTTCAGACGCTTGACATATTTCATTGATGATGATGGTTACTTAGTTGCAAGACTAAATAAATCATATGATCATAACACTCAAGGACCTAAGTAAGGATTTAAAAAATGGCAGATTTTAGACTCGGCAGACTGAAGTTTAAGTGGCGCGGTGATTGGACGGCGAGCACTGCTTATGTCATTGACGATATTGTCAAGTACGGTGCAAACGCATATGTCTGTACCACCAATCACACTTCCGCAAATACGGAAACTAGTTTTTATTCTTCCGACCTAGGAAATTGGGATCTTCAAACAGAAGGTCTTAGAAATCGCGGAGAGTATCAAACGACTGGAGTTTGGTATTCACTAAACGATCTTGTCAAGTACGGCAATACGGTATATCGTTGTACTACGGCACATACTGGTCCTGCAAGTTTTGACTTCGCTAAGTTTGAAGTTTATTCGGAAGGTCTAAATTTTGAAGATACTTGGTCCTCCGCAACTATCTACCAAAAAGGTGACATTGTAACCTTTGGTGGTTACACATACACAGCACAACAAAATTCTACTAACGTAGCACCAAATACGGATGAACTTTATTGGAAAGTTCTTTCAACTGGCTTCTCACCACAAGGTGATTTTGATAGCAACGAAGTATACGAACCAGGAAATCTTGTCAAGTATGGTGGTAATGCTTACTCATGTAAACTTACTACAACTCCTGAGTCTTACACTATCGCCACTATCAGTGGTGATGGCAGTGAAGTAACAGTTGTATTTGATGCTGCTCAACCTGTCGCACCATTTGGTGTTGGTGATTTAGTAACACTTTCCGGAACATCTGCTGCTCAATACAACACAGCATTCCGCGTTAAATTATCTACGACTACCGGATTTACGATTGAAAGTACTGAGACTGCTAGTGCTACTGGCGGTAGTATTGTTTATATCCCATATCCAACTAATACAAGATTCTGGGATCTAGTTCTTGAAGGTCTAAACTGGAACGCTGCATGGAATAATGGCGCAGTTTATCAACTAGGTGATGTCGTTAATAGAAACGGTAACTCTTACGTTTGTATTAGATCTAACACTACTGGTGCAACAACTGCTCCGGAACTTGATACTACTGCAGTTTATTGGAACTACGTCTCTCAAGGTGGTGACGCTGCTCAGGTACTACAAGAAACTGGTGACCTTCTTTATCAATCTGCATCTGGTATTAACAGAATTGCATTACCAGCAAATCCAAATACTGCAACTGCAGCAGAACTTAAAGAAGCAAGTGGTCAGATTCTGACTGTTGGAGGTTCACCTATTCTGCCAAGATGGGAATCTAATAATGTATCAAATGCTGTTTACTACGTAACCAAAGAAGGTTCCGATTCAAATAGCGGTAGATCAATCTCAAGAGCATTTGGTAGTTTACGTTATGCCTGTGATACTATTAATGCTTTAACTGGTGCAGACGCAGCCAGTGCAACAAATCCTATTGCAATTTACCTCAAAGCAGGTGTCTACGAAGAAACTCTTCCGATTGTAGTTCCTGAATTTGTTTCTATTGTTGGTGATAACCTAAGAACTTCAAAGGTTAAACCAAAATCAGGTTTTAATTCTACTTCTCAAAATCTAGTTCTTTCTCAGGCAGCAGATTCTTTCCAGTATGGAGATATCGTTTCTAACTCAGTTAGAACTAAGACTGCTAGAATTTTAGAGTCTCAAACAAATACTGTTACTATTCAACAGGTTACAGGTGGTGCTTGGAATACAGCAGACAAATGGACAAATACAATTTCCAATTCGTCTGCTGATGCTGCAAATCTTTTAGTTTCAAACAAAACTTTCCTTGCTCACCAAGCATACTATAAATTTGTTGCAGATCAAAGTTCAAATCCTACTGGTGCTGCTGCTGATATCCGCCTAAGATTGGAGGAGTTTGTTGTAGAACTTGCTGCTCAAGTAAGATCCGGTGGTAATGACAGAGTTCATGCTTTTGCAACTGCTGTTATTGCCGGTGGTTCTGATGCTATTACCACTGTTGGTTCTGAAGATAAATTACTTATTGATATTATTCGTGATGCTGGTATTCAGGTAGTTAAAAATGAAACAGTATCTGCAGCAACGAATAACGTCATCAATCAAGTAATTGATAATACAATTACCAGTGATCCTGGATTCTGTGCAACTCAAACTGCAGCAGTACAAACTTTATGCGATTTAGCAGCAGGTTCGCTATTCTCAGGCAATCTTACTGCACTTACTAATGATGATGGATACAAGTCTATCACGACTGCTGCTGGTATTCCTAACCAGGAAACCACGATGTTCTTCCTGTCTACTGCAAATACCATTAAAGATATGGTATTTGAAGGCATGTCTGGATTTGTTCCTTATGCTCCAGATGATAAGAACACAGATCATGGAACGCTTAAAGGTGTATACTTCAGACTTAATCCAAATTCACCGATTACTAAGTCACCTTATGTTCAAAACTGTGCCGCAATTGGTGGTGCTGCTGTAGGTGTTGTACTTGATGGTGGTACTCACGAACACTTTGATAACACCTCAACTAAGTCAAACAAGTCAATGGTGTTTGACTCCTATACCCAAATCCTTGATGGTGGTATTGGTTTCTATGTAACTAGAGGTGCTGCAACTGAGATTGTATCTTGCTTCACATATTATAATCACATTTCATACACCTCTACAAGAGGTGGTAGAATTCGTGGTGTTTCTGGTAACTCTTCTTATGGTAAGTATGGTGCAATTGCTAGAGGATTTGATGCTAATGAATCTACCGTTAACGGTAAAATCAAAGGTGGTCGTCTAGAAATTAATCCTGCTGGTGCTAAAGATGGCGGATTTACTCCAGGTGAAAGAATCATTGGTGGTACTTCAGGTGCAATTGGTGAGTTGATCAGCGATCAATCACCATCTGGTTACCTTTACTACTTCCCAATTACAGGAACCTTTGTACAAGGTGAAGTAATTACAGGACAACTTTCATCTGCATATATTACCCTCGTTAATAATACTGATGCAGTTACCGGACAAAAAGGTTTTGTCCTTACGGTTGTTGATCTTTCATATGGTCCTGACCAAGGTGGTTCTGTTGAGATGCAGGATAATGGAGTTAATGATGACGCTGGTTCATACGTTATCTCCAACTCCAGCTATACTGCTCCAGATGGTAGAGGTTCGCTAACAGTCAACAGAGGCGCTCTAGGATCAACTGCAGCAACGCATAATGGTACTACTAGTGTAACACACTACCCAGAGAACGCAACTGCTGTATCAACCACTTTGAGTGGTGCTATCAACTCTACCTCAACAGGTACTGAAGCAGCACCATACATCATGGGTGTTGCAAGCGTTACTGGAATGATTGCAAACGGTTATGTTGTTGTTAACCAGGAACTCTTCAAGGTTGTAGCAATTGTCGCTGCAGACCAAATTGAAGTTGCTAGGGCACAAGACGGAACTGTTGCACAAAATCATGCACAGGGTGATGCAGTAAGCATTTATCAAACTAAGGTTACTTCACAAGATGAACTAATTGAAGATGCTACAGATGCACAACTCTTCCTACGTATCAAACGTGCGGATCTTAACTTTGAAGCAAATGATTTTGTTAAGGTTGGTAATGAATTCTTCCTCATTAGTGCAGTAACTCCTGATACTACTGGTATTACTACGTTACTATTTGCTGACGAGAAAGTAATTGCTGCTGGCGATGGTCAAGACTTTAAGATTCGTTATCGTTATTCTCAAGTTAGATTAACTGCACACGATTTCCTAGACGTTGGTACTGGAAGTCAAGCAAATACGAATTGGCCTGGTCTTCCCCTATCACCAAATGTTCCTTCACAGGAAACTGACGAATCACGTCCTGGTCGTGTTTACTACGTATCTACTGACCAAGATGGTAACTTTGCAGTTGGTAAGTACTTTAAAGTTGAACAGGCAACTGGTAAAGCAACTCTAGATGCTTCTGCGTTTGATCTATCTGGTCTATCAAGTTTGAGACTTGGTTCTATCGGTGCTCAGTTGGGTGCTGCTATTAACGAATTCTCAACTGATGGCACGATGGCGCAGAACAGTAACGAGAAAGTTCCTACTCAGGCAGCAGTCGTTACTTATGTCAGCACACTGAATTCAGTTAGTTCTGACTTTACAGTTGGAGGAAACTTAACTGTTAAAGGAACTACAACTTCTGTTAATTCTGTTACTGTTACTTCCAAAGATCGTAACATTGAACTTGGTACAGTTGCTTCTGGTAGTTTTACCGGTGATATCAGTGCCGGTTCAACTGACATCACGAATGTAAGTGATACCACTAACCTAGCACCTGGTGTTGCTGTTGGAGTAACGTCCGGTGGCGGTACAGTCACTATGTCTGGTACATATACAGTTTCTGCTGTCAACGGAAGTACAGTTACATTAAGTGCTGTGTTCCAAGGTAGTGGTAGTGCAACTGGTACTGTATTCAGTGCTGGTGGACCTTCAGATGTCACTGGAGACGGTGGTGGTATTACCGTAAAAGCTGGTAACGACAAGACTATTTCTTGGTCAGCATCCGGTGATAAGTGGGTTCTTTCGGAGCATGTTGATATTGCTGGTTCTAAGGAATATCACGTTAACGGAACTTCAGTTCTAACTGAAACTACAGTACTGGGTGTATCATTTGACAATGATGTTACTCTTGCTGGTGGATCTGCTGATGATATATCAGTTCCAACTCAGTTGGCAGTCAAGACATACGTTGATAGTGCTGTAAATGAAGTAACCGCTATTGGTTATTTCATTGCCGCAATGTAATTATAAATAATCATAACACCATAAGCAAGATCTAACAAGGAGCATTAACATGGCGTCAGGAGTATATGCAAAGGTGGACGTTGCGTCCGCCTCAACTTGGGAGACATTAGTCGCTCCCACCTCAGCAGGAGATATTAAAGTTTGTACTGTTAATATTTGCAATAGAACTTCTGGTTCTGTTCAAATTAGAATTGCACTAGCGGCAACTACCACTGTTGCAGATGCAGACAACATTGAATATAATGTTGCTCTTCCAGCAAACGGTGTTCTTGAAAGAACTGGCATCCTTGCTGACAGCACAAACGGTATTCAAGTATGGGCATCGTCAACTGGAGTTTCAGCAGTTGCCTATGGTATTGACGGCAACGCTTGAATATTTGAATAAGTACTATAAAGGACAATCTAATGGCTCGTAGACTAACAATAACTGATACTGCACTACAACAGAAGACGATTAATCCGTATTCTCAACCGTGCTTTACAGCATACGCAATGAACCATTCTCATGGCGGGGGTTATTATCAGTATGATCATAACTTTAATATAATTGCTACGACTCATGGTAATGGTAGCGACAGGTACGGATCTTTTAGAACCTATTCTACCACCGCTTCCGAGTTTTTTGAATCTACAAGTAGTTACCAAAGTGTTCAGACCAATAACAATCCAAGTAGTAATAGTGGATACTATGCATCCTTTACTACAGCGGTTGGATATCTAGGACATATGTCGCATTCATCACCAGGGGGTCAATCTGGTAATGATGGTGGTTGGAACATATCTGGTCGGGATAATGGTAGCAGTTATAGAGCATTTGGTTTTAGAGATGTCTGCCCTATCGTAAATGAAACTCATCAAGATTATGCTATCTTTGTTCCTAACGGCGGTAGTCAAACAAAACAAGAATTAATTCTTGGTGGAAGATCTGCTACTCAATATAATATGTTGAGGCATAATAATACATATACCGGTAGAACTTACATTCCAAATACTTGGACCGATCGTAGCGGTAGTAGCAAAAATTTTCATACCACGCATGGTGGATGTTGCTATAACAAGAAAACTAATCAGTTGCTTGTTATGTACTCCACTAGTGATGGAAGATGGAAACCAGTAGTTTATAACAACTGCCCGGATCTTAGACATTTTGCCCACGATGCTAGCAAACAGTATACGACAGCGATGGTCGGTGAGAACCAAGATGCTAATGATAATTTACTATATGAGTATTTTCATAATACTGCTAATGCCACAGAGTATCAGGAGTTAAACACTTGGACTGGTTATAACCAGCTGGGTAGTGCCGAGGAGGCTAGATATAGACCTGTACCTGTTCTATGTGATAATGGAGATATCATTTGCTACAATATGGTTCCTAGTTGGGGATTTACTATTTGGAAATGGGATGGTACTACTAAAGAGCAAGATAGAACTCAACCAAGCAGTGGTCTCAATCCAAATGGTGAATATTGGCATGGTCAAAGTTGGACTACATGTTATGGATATGAACAAGGTAGGCAATATGGTGCTAGATGGCAAGTAAGTAGCGACGGTAAGTATTTTTGGGCATATTGTCCTTCGTATTATTATGGATCTGGTATCTATTGGATGGCTGTTAGAATTTCTGATGGTAAAATCTTATGGTATTATACCAACGATAGTAGTTATGGTTTCCAACCTTTCCCGATTGGTGTAAGTAGCATGGGATTCAATGGAAGCATCAATACAGACGGCGGTGCAGGTATGTACATTGCCGCAGTTGATATAGCATATGAAATGGAAAGAAAAAATTACGGTGATCAACTAAACCTTCAAAATTGGTTGACTCAAAATTTTGAAGGAGGATGTGATACTACCGCATATGCAGGAATCATTCCAGCAAAATATGATACTTCACTATTCTGTAGTGAACCTAACATGCCCAATATCGCAGGATTATAAAAATGGCTTTTATCGGATACGACAACTATCAAAAATCAGCTTTTGGTGTATACAATACTAGACTTGAAGCGGAAGAGTGGGGACGTGGAGGAGCTCCTGAAGGATATCTTTTAATTGTAGAATATGATTGGCAAGAAACTGATTATCTACCATCAATGACAGTGGCGGATGATAATGTAACTATGTCAAATAGATTTCCTGGTAAAACTATTGCAGAACAAGTTGCTTTAATTGAAGAAGAAGATGATCAAAAACGAATTGATATAGAAATTGAATTTAAAACTGAAGATATTAAATTATATGCTAAAGAGTTGTTAAGGAGAATGGAATGGAAAGAAACCAGAGCTCGCGATACTGATTTAGTTAATGGTAATAACAATGAACTAACCAAATACTTTACAGAAAGAAATTCAGTAAGAACTAAATCAAATCAAGCAGAAGCAAACTTAAATGCATTAACAACTATTGAAGAGTTACGTGCATTTAAGACCAAAGAACATTTCGCCTAAATATAGGTGATTGATATCCCAAAATATTGCAATATTCCCAATGGCAAGAAGTATTAGTACTAAACCAGCAACGGTTAAATCAAAAGTTCAAGATCCATATTCGCAACCATGTTTTGCTACTTATGCATGTCAGCATAGTGTTAATGGTTGTGGTTGGATATTATTTGACCACAATATAGAACCGATTGCTAAGTATGTTGGCGACGGTAACGATTATTACAATCAATTTAGAACATATACTTCTTACGCTCCAGAATTTTTTAATGCTTATGCTAGTAGTGCCTACCAGGAGACTGGAAGTCATGCAGGTAGTTCATCAAACTATGGTTCCAACACTTGCAATAATGGTTACTTAGGACATCAAGGACACGTCAGTGTAACTGAATTTACTAAAACTGCAGGATATCTTCGTGGTTGGCCAGCTGTTGAGAGCTCTATTCCATATGCATTTAGAGATGTTAACTCTATTGTAGGTGATATAGACCAAGATTGGGCTTGGTTTTGTAATAAAGAAGGAAGTGGTGGAAATCATAGAATGATGTTTAGTGGGAGAAATGCTGCTAAGTATTATCATAATTGGACTAGGGAGGGGGCAAATATGATCCAAATCCCAGTCCAAACTGCTGCGGGAGTCTCCACTAGTGATACTACTAGCGATAGGATGTACGGTGGTTCATGTATTAATACTAGATCTAAAAAAGTTTGTTTGATGCAAACTGATGGTGACGGTAGGCGTCAACCTATCGTTTATACTGATGTGCAAATGGATTGGAGAGCATATGCTCTTGCAAATAATCATTTTGAAGGAACTCCTAAAGGAAGTAATGCTAAATCTGATAGTGATTCAAAAATTTATCAGTTCTTTAATAATTCCGCAAATTATACTGCATACGATAGAAGTACTGATCGCGCCGTTTCGTACTCCGGTGCTTCTGAAGCTTATAACAGATCCCAAACTTGTATTTGCGATAATGGAGTAGTATTTGCATTTACAATGACACCTAGTCATGGTGTCCAGTTGGAAAAATGGAATGCAGATGGAACATATGCTGGTATGGTATGGAATCAAGGTTGGACTACAACTTATGGATATGAGCAAGGGAGGCGATTTGGTTCTAGATGGCAAGTAAGTAGTAGTGGTGATTATTGGTGGGCATATTGTCCTTCGTATTATTATGGATCTGGCATCTATTGGGCATGCGTAAGAGTTAAAGATGGTAAGTGGATGTATTTCCGAAACCAAGATAGTACTCACGGAAGATCTCTTGCTCCTTTGGGTAAAAATAAAATAATCGTTTCAAAATCCACCAATAAAGATGATCCAGGTACTTATTTTAGAGTGCATGATTTAGATTTTGAATTCACAAAAAGAAGTGATGGAGCTGAGTACTCAGAATTTGATAATAATTACAAAGCTTACATGCTTGATACTGCAGGAAATAGTACAGGATATCCTTTCATTGTTCCTTCAATGTACAACACTTCTATGTTTAGTTCTCAATTAGAGAGTAATCTAGCGTAATAAATAAATATAATAGGAAATTAAAGTAGTCACATGGCATATATTTTTTTCAGTACAGAGAGTGGAAATATAATTCCTACAAATATGTGGGATACTAACCCTTTTGAGGGGGAGTCATTAGACTCTGGTGATTATATTGTTGAATATAATTTTGATCCTGATAATGAGGAGATTTCATCTTTAACATTAAATGATGTTAAAGATACTGTTGTTAATCGTTTTGCTGGTAAAACGAAAGAAGAACAGCAAGCATTATTATTATTAGAAGCAGAAACATCTCGGATTAATCAATTAAAAACTGTTAAAACTGCTAGAATTAAATCTTTAATTTCGGATGCTATTGAACCCGTTGCATGGCGTGGTGAAAGAGCAAAAGAATTAGATTCTCTTGAAGGTGAAGGTGTAACTACTAGACAAACAAAAGTTGCTGCATATAGAAAAGCAGCACGTGATGCCAACAATGCCCACGAAGTTTTGTTGAATAATCTTACCACGGAAGAAGATGTTACAGCATTTGATCCTAATTGGGTTCCAGCATTTCTCGCAGCAAATACGATTGATTTCTGATCATCATTAGGAATTATAAATACCCTTAGGAAACTAGGGGTATTTTTTTATGGCTCAACCTTCTAGCAGGTCCGAGCTAAGGGACTATTGTTTAAGACAATTAGGGTTCCCAGTTCTAGAGATCAATATAGATGACGATCAAGTTGACGATGCTATTGATGATGCATTGCAATATTATCGTGAGCGTCACTATGATGGTGTTGAAAGAATGTACCTCAAACATCAGTTTACTGACGATGATATAACAAGGTTTACATCAGAAGATGAAACAGTTTCTACTGCTGCTCCAGATGCAGCAACTTGGGAGAACCGAAAAAATTACTTAGAAGTTCCTGATCATATATTTGGTATCAGTAAAGTATATGGTATCAGTTCAAACTTCGTAAGAAATAATATGTTTGGTATGAGCAACCAGTATTATTTGATGGATTTGTTTTCAAATGCATCAGGTACAGGTCTTGCTTTTGGTGGTTTTGATATGGTCAACTACTACATGATAAAGCAACACTTTGAAAATATTGATATGATTATCAATACTGGTTCATTGATTTCATATAGATTTAATTGCAGACAAGATCGTTTGTATATTGATATTGATCCAAAAAGAGTTATGAAAGACGAGTGGGTACTTATTGATTGTTTTAGAGCACTTGATCCAGAAACGTTTACTCAAGTGTATAACGATCCGTTTATTAAAAAATATTCTACCGCATTAATTAAAAGACAGTGGGGTCAGAACCTTATTAAATTTAATGGTATTCAACTTCCAGGTGGTGTCAGTATGAATGGTAGGCAATTATATGATGATGCAGAAAAAGAAATTGCTGCTTTAATGGAAAAATCCAGCAGTACATATGAACTTCCACCAATGGATATGATCGGATGAAAAAGGTATACTTCCCACAATACGGTGGTAATAAAACCGAACAGAATCTTGTACAAGATTTAGTAGACGAGCAAATTAAATTGTTCGGTGCTGATGTTTATTACGTTCCTAGGGTTCAAATTAAAGATAAAACTTTAGGAGAAGTTATTCAATCAGAATTCAATCAAAGTTATATGATTGAAATGATGCTAGTTAATGTTGAGGGATTTGGAGCAGGCAATGAATTTGTTAGTAAGTTTGGTTTAAGAATTACTGACGAAATTACATTTGTTGTTTCTAGAAGAAGGTGGGAACAATCTGCAAATCCTGCAATGAATTTAGCAGTAGATGGTAGACCGAACGAAGGAGATTTAATATATTTTCCATTGACAGAAGATACTTACGAAATCAAGTATGTTGAAAGAGAACAACCATTCTTCCAATTGGGCAAACAGTATTTTTATGTTCTTACTGCTGAACTCTACGAGCAAGGAGCAGACAAGTTTGACACCGGGATTGACGAAATTGACGATATTGAAAGAGATTTCAGTAACATCACAACCCTTAATCTTGGTCTTACTACCAGACAGCAAGCAACTGGAACAGTTACCGTTGATTCTAGCGGCAGTATATCTGGAGCAACTGTAACTCTTGCAGGAACTGGTTATAACACAGCACCCTCTGTAAGTATTACAGGTGGAGGGGGGACAGGTGGTATTGTTGAATCTACTATTGAAGATGGTGGTGTAGTGTCACTATCAATCGTTGGTGGAGGAACGGGATATGATCCTGCAAACCCACCTACCATATCTATTGATGCTCCACCTCAAACGGTTCAATTTATTAAAGATGAACATGTTGTCATTGGAGGAATGGTACAACAAAGTGGTAGTAGAACTTGGACTTCATCTAACAGTGTAATTGAAGTAACTGCTCTTGGTGGATTTGATCCAAACTATGCAATTACTACTCAGAAAAAATACTACTACTGGAAATTTGAAGATAGTAGAATCTCTTACGTTTACACATTTAATGGTACGGATACAACAACTGTACCGGGACATTTTTATTACGACTCAGTAAATCTTAAATACGTAATTAATGCTTACACAGATACTACCACCAGTGGTCAAAGAGCACAGATGTTTGACTTAGATAGTGCAACAATTGCTGAGGTAGCAGATTGGAATGGAGTTGATTATACCCTAGAGGTAATGAATCGTACTGGCAATTTCTTAGATGGAGATCTCATCAGAGGTGTTGAGTCTAATGCGATATATACACTAGGAACATTCTCAACAATTAATAACACAAGCACTGAGTTTGATCAGAATCAATCAATTGAAGATGGTGCGGATAATATTATTGACTGGGGTGAAAGAAACCCATTCGGTGAGTTTGGTAATTTTACAGGTAGCTTCTAATGTTAGGAACACAATTTTATAACGAAGCGGTTAGAAAAACAGTAATCGCTTTTGGAACATTATTCAATAATATTGAATTGAAAAAAACTGTTGATGGTCAGGTACTGGAAACTGAAAAAGTTCCTCTTGCTTATGGACCTAAACAAAAATTCTTGTATCCATTACAAGGTAATCCTTCTGATGGTAGAAAGGTATCTATTACTCTACCAAGAATGTACTTTGAAATGTCAAGCATTGATTATGATAGTGCAAGAAAAACAGCAGCCACTCAAAAATATAAAACTGCTATTGCAGATAACGGAGAAGAAGTAAGAACTCAATATGTTCCTGTACCATATAATATAGGATTTGAAGTAGGCATTATCGCTAAGTCGCAAGACGATGGACTGCAAATTTTAGAACAAATTTTACCATTTTTTCAACCATCGTTAAATGTGAGTATTAAATTTATTCCTGACATGGATGAAATTAGAGATGTTGCTTTTGTTCTCAACAGTGTAAACTTTGAGGATGATTGGGAAGAAGATTTTAGTACAAGAAGATCTATTACATATACTTTATCATTTACTGCGAAATCTTACATCTATGGTCCCTACACCAAGGCAGATGTTATTCGTAAGGCACGTGTCATTGAGACTATTGGAGATCTTAATGTTAACAAGAGACACGTTGAATTGTCATACACTCCTAAAGCAAAGGTTGATTATAATCAAGATGGACAAGTTGATGCTGCCGATGATCAGTTTGTAGTCTCTACCGATGATTTTGGATTTAATGAAGGGATGGAATTCTTATGAGTAACCTAGAAGAAAATATGGAAGATGTCCTCAACATTAGTGCTGAACCTGTTGAGGAATCAAAACCATGTAAACCACAACCACCTAAGGTTGACGAGGATGATCGGGAAAAAGATTACCGATATACCAGAGGAGAACTATACTCACTCATAGATCAAGGTCAGGAGGCGGTCAGAGGTGCGTTAGAGGTTGCTCAGGAAAGTGGGCACCCAAGAGCGTATGAAGTTGCTGTAGCGGCAATGAAGCATGTCTCAGACATGACAGAGAAACTTCAAGATCTTCATAAAAAAATGAAAGACTTAGATGAAGATAAAAAAGGACCATCTAAAGTTACCAATAACGCTATGTTTGTTGGTAGTACTGCTGAGTTACAGAAAATGCTTAAGGATATGAGTGGTGGAAAAAGGTAGATAAATATTATTATGAGTAATTAAATTATGGATTTTCAATATCATAATGAGTTTGATTTTATGGAAGGCATAGATGCCTTTCCTGCATATATCTACAAAACAAATTTTAATTTTAATTTTAAATCATTTCAACCTAAAGTAGATAATTATTTAAAAGAATCAAAAAAGATTTCTACAGCAAAAGGTTGGGGTGATCCAGAAAACGGTGATGCTATTACTGGAGTTCATCTTAATAATGTTGCAGGGTACAAAGTAGAAACTGATTGGGATGTACCACATAACTGGCAAGAATTTGAAAAATTTTTTGAGTTTGTTGAGTATGTAACTTCATTTTTAATGACCACATGGTATAAGTCTCCACCATGTCATATGTCTGTATCAGAATCATGGATTAATGTACATAGAAAGGGTGGATGGACTGAAGCACATCACCATCAAAATGCATGTATTGCTATTGCAGCATATCTAGAAGTCCCAGAAAAAAGTGGAAACCTTTTAATTGAAAATCCACTAAGACCATATAAATGTTCAGAACCTCTAGGTCAAGATAGTACTGATCTTATCTGGGGACCTATTGAAGTAAAAACAAACGATGTTTTATTTTTTCCTGGTTGGTTAACTCATAAAACGGAATTAAATCCTACGGATAATCCTCGCTATGTACTTTCAACTAATTTAATATATTTAAATGGTTTAACGGGTAAACCTAAATGGCACTATCAAGGTAGAAATAAATAAACATAATTGTTGGAATCTCATGAAATCATATAAAGAGATTAAAGATCTTTCGGAATCTGCATGGACAAAAAAATCCGGTCAAAATAAAGAGGGTGGTCTTAATGAAAAAGGAAGAAAGTCTTATGAACGTGAAAATCCTGGTTCTGATTTAAAAGCTCCATCAAAAAAGAAAGGAAATAAAAGACGTGCATCATTCTGTGCAAGAATGAAAGGCATGAAAAAGAAACTGACTAGCAAGAAAACGTCACGAGATCCTGACAGTAGGATTAATAAAAGTTTGAGAGCGTGGAATTGCTAAGTAAATTACTATAATTATTTGTATAACTTGTGTTATGACGATGAGACTAAATGCCTGCGACATTTACCGTTTAGAAAAAGCATGTAAAATGTACCAAGAACAAACTGGTTCGGAATACATGTGGGATCAATATGAAAATTTAATTGAAAAAATACATTACTATAAAGAGGAGTACTGTCCAGATCAAATCTGTGAAGTCACGAACTCATAACAAATGGTTAGTATAATCACGCACACATATTATAGATAGTGGAGTTACATAATGCCCAAAGATTACGTAACTAAACAAGAGTGTCAGGAGATGATTGATGATGCAATTCGTAAACACAACCGGAATGCTGGACTTATTTCTATGTGTGTGGGTTGGGTTGTTCTCGCTTTATTTGCTGAAGGTCTCCTCAGGCTCATAGGAATTATTCCTCCACTATTACCTTGGTTAAAAATTAGTTTATAACAATTATGAAATTTATTATTAGTTTTCTTTTTACTCTTTTTATTGCTGCTCCTGTATGGGCAGTTGATGTATCAATGGGTGCTAATGGTAACCTAGCATTCTCACCGAATGAGATCACAATCTCTGCAGGTGATACGGTTCATTTTATCAATGAATCATTACCTCCCCATAATATTATTGTTGAGGCACGTCCTGACCTGTCTAGAGAAGCATTACTGTTTGCTCCAGGAGAATCACAAGACGTTGTATTTGCTGACGCAGGGGACTATAATTTCTTCTGTGGTCCTCATCAAGGCGCTGGTATGACCGGCGTTGTACATGTAAATTGAGTTAATTAAATGAAAATTGGAATGATTGGGTTAGGTCGTACTGGTGAAGGTATGGCTCGCCGTATGCTTGCTAAGGGTATTGAAGTCTGGGGTTACAGTAGTACTAACTATGAGAATGCCTGTGGACAATATGAAGCAGGACACCTTAGTGGATGTGTAACTTCAATAGAGTATCTTGTCCGAGCAGTTAAATCTGATGGGAATAAGTTTACTAGTGCAGGAAAAATTCCTGGTATTTTTCAGATGACATGTCCAGAGCAAAAGGCAGAAGACACTCTAGATGAGTTGCTACCATTACTTGAGGAGGGTGATATTGTTATTGATTACAGCACTAGTGACATTTCAAAATGTCAGGAACTTCAAAAGTATTGTAGTAAGTTAGGTATTTCATATATCTTCTCTGGAGTATATGGAGCAACCCATGCTGTAAATGTATGTTCTAAAATTTTCCAATCGCTATCACCAGGTAATGCCACACGAATTTGATTACGTTGAAGCACCTGTAGAAGGTGAAGTTGATAAGTGGGGGTTTACAATTAAACCCTCTATCAGTGATGACGAATTAATTATTATGTGTCTAAGGAATGCTCCTTGTGGGTCTGATAGAAAACAAACCCAAAGATTAATTCAACAATATGAAACCACATATTAAATCAAAATATAATTTTGCTATGTCATCGTTCGCAAGAATATATGGTGTTCGTCATGTCAATTCATGTGATCAAATACATAGGTTTTGTATGGAGTGGGCTGAGGGAGGTGAGACTCCACCCTTAACAGGGCTCACTAAAGTTGACTTTTATTTTAGGGATATATGGACAGGCAAATTACAAGATTGAAAGAAGAAATTTACGCACTCAAAAAAGAAAATAAAAATTTAAAACTACAACTAATATCATTAGATAAAGGACATTGGGAATTTGAAGACTGGACACATCCAAATTCATGTCTACACAATAAAGATCCTTGGATAACTTGGAAGAAATAAAATGAGTGCTCTATTTGTTTTTGGATTTGTTTCACTGTTATGTTTCACTTTACATATTACTTGGCCATTGCCATATAGAAAATGAAATTTGAATTAACAATGGAGGATTACACAATCATCCTAAACGCATTACACTACTATAAGAAAGTTGATAAGAGAGGAAACTTTCAACAGTATGATAAAGATCGTATTAATGAATTGAGAAATAAGATGGCATATCAATTAATTCCTTCTGCAGGGAGTGGAAATAGATTATGAATTTACTACTACGTCCTTTAGATAATCCATCTGATCCAGTATGGTCGGTGATTATTATGACATTTATTGTGGTAGTTATGGCAGTTTATAGCATCATATACATACTAAGAATAGATAAGAGAGAATCCCATGGGATCCATGACACCCCCAAGCAGGAAGAGCTGCTACAACTTCCGAGTGACGGAGATCAATCGTGTTCTTGACGGGGATACTATTGATGTCACCATTGATCTTGGGTTTGATCTATACAAGAAAGAAAGAGTTAGAGTTGCAGGAGTTGATACGCCAGAGAAGAGAACCAGAAACCTAGAGGAGAAAGCACTTGGAATTGAAGCAACAAACTGGCTCAAAGAAAAACTGGAAGGTACGTTGGCTGGTGATGATGAGTTGTCTGTTAGGACTGAACTTGTTGGTGGGACTGGCAAATACGGGCGTCTTCTGGGTTGGCTTTACATTGGGGACGGAGACGTGTCGCTTAACGAACAAATGATTGAGGAGGGTTACGCTCATGCATATGACGGAGGAACAAAAAACATGGACCTTGAAGCACTCAGAGAAATCAGAAGAGCACGGGGCACGATGGTGTAGAAGTGCTGTGTGTGGATCCTCACCTTTTATCCCTAATTCAGAATTTGAAGGAGAAAATTGCGAACTAACCTGTAACGTAAACAAATGAACCCTCAAGAAAATGAATGGCATTGTACCATGACATTAGGAATAGATGAAGTCCGATGTCTGTATGATCACTATGATTATTCAATTAAGATGTGGCCAGGATCCCCTGCACGTCCTGCTGAAGAACAAGTTCTTCTGGATATAATGAAGAAGAGAATGTTTGCTATGATGGCAGAATACAATTTTACGGAAATGTAGACAATACACAAATTGTTAGTATTCTTTACACGATTTTTACCTACATAGTCCTATAATACTTTGTAGCGTAGTGTAACACAATGCTCGGACTCTATGTATTAATCACTTGTTTTATTCTACTTGTAACGTATGCAGGTATGGAAGAAACGGTGCGTCTATTCGCGTACATTGATCTAGTAATTAGATATCAATGGGTTAAATTTAGAATGTTTATGATGAGGCGTAAATTAGAACAACAACTCATAAAGGATCTACCTGATTACAACAAACTTATAAAGGAATTAAAAGATGACCAACGATAAGGAACTGTCGGATCTCAAACTAGAGAGAAAAGAATGTCCTAAATGTGGTGCTATTTGGATTAACGGCAAACATATGTTTAGTGGTACAGCCGCATCTTATGATAGTAGTGAACTAGATCTTGCTGGATTAGTTTGCAATAACCTAGGTGACGATACATGTATCAACCCATCAAAAGGAATTGGTGGTGGTCAGACGTGGGAAAGACGTGCTGGTTATATTGAAGGTGCTATCGCAGCAAAGAAAGGAATGCTAGAAGATATGCGCGATCAATTTGGAGACCTATAAATAGTAGTGGTGAACTAGTATTTTGTTTTGGCAACTAGTAATGATGTATATTTGGGTAATCCTAACCTAAAAAAGGCAGGGACCCCAATCAGTTTTACAAAAAAACAAATTGATGAATGGATCAGATGTAAAAATGATCCTATTTATTTTGCAATGAATTACATTAAAATCATTTCTCTTGATGAGGGTTTGATACCTTTCAAGATGTATGATTTTCAAAAGAAAATTTTGAATGATTTTCATGAAAACAGATTCAACATCGCAAAACTCCCAAGACAAACAGGGAAGTCTACTACTGTTGTCGCTTATCTTCTTTACTATGCAATCTTTTTTGATAGTGTCAATATTGGTATTCTTGCGAACAAGGCATCTACCGCTAGGGAACTTCTAGGAAGATTACAACTTGCATATGAGAACTTGCCTAAGTGGATGCAGCATGGTATTCTTGTATGGAATAAAGGTAACGTAGAGTTAGAGAATGGCAGTAAGATATTGGCAGCTTCTACATCTGCAAGTGCTGTCCGAGGCATGTCGTTTAACATCCTCTTCCTTGACGAATTCGCATTCGTTCCAAACCATGTTGCGGAGCAATTCTTTGCCTCTGTTTATCCTACTATTACTTCTGGTAAATCAACGAAAGTAATTATTATCTCAACGCCTAACGGCATGAATCATTTCTACAAGATGTGGGAGGATGCTAGTAGGGGTAGAAATGATTACACTACAAACGAAGTCCACTGGTCTCAAGTACCTGGCAGAGATGCTAAGTGGAAAGAAGAGACAATTAAGAACACATCTCCAAGACAGTTCGCGCAAGAGTTTGAGTGCGACTTCCTTGGATCTGCTGATACTTTAATCAGTCCATCAAAATTACAAACTATACCATTCCACGATCCTATTGCAAGCAATGCAGGACTTGATGTTTATACGAGAGCAGAAAAAGATCACGAATACATTATTACTGTTGATGTTGCCAGAGGAATTGGTGGTGACTACAGTGCTTTCCTCGTGTTTGATATCACCACGATGCCGTATCAGATCGTTGCGAAGTACAGAAATAATGAGATTAAACCTATACTGTTTCCCTCAGTAATTTTTCAAGTTTGCAAAGAATATAATAATCCATATGTTCTAGTAGAAGTAAATGATATTGGAGATGGTATTGCTTCTACTCTCAATTATGATCTTGAATATCCTAACGTACTTATGTGTGCGATGCGTGGTAGAGCAGGTCAAGTCGTGGGGCAAGGATTTTCAGGAAACAAAACTCAACTAGGTGTTAAGATGAGTGTAACCGTGAAGAAGATCGGTTGCTCTAATCTCAAAGCAATTATTGAAGAAGATAAGTTATTGTTTAATGACTTCCAGATCTTCCAAGAACTTACTACGTTCGTACAGAAGAAACAGGCGTGGGAAGCAGACGAGGGATATCATGATGACCTTGTTATGTGTATGGTTTTGTTTGCGTGGTTAGTCATGCAAGAATACTTCAAAGAAATGACAGATCAAGATGTTAGGAGAAGAATTTATGATGAACAAAGAAATCAAATTGACCAAGACATGGCTCCTTTTGGGTTTATTGATGACGGTTTGGGTGATGATACCTTCGTGGACGAAGACGGAACCGTTTGGCAGTATGGAACGACACAGGAAGAAGTTGGATACATGTGGAACTACTGATGAATATAGAAGATCAATTCTCCCTAGACCATCTGATATTTACAGAAAGGAAATGTAGGTCGTGTGGTGTAACTAAAGAATTGATTAATGATTTCTATAAAACTAGAAAAAATAGAACTACCCCGTCAGCATATTCATACGAATGTAAAGACTGCACTAAGATTAGAGTATTAAAAACAAGAAAAATAGATAGTAACAGGTGGGAGTATCCAGACTGGTAATAAGTTCATGCATGGTTTCCCCTCTGAAGAACCTGGTTTAGATAAATAATTTCAGGTAAAATCGGAATTTCTAAGGAGATAAAAGATGGCAAGTCAAGTCTCGCCTGGTGTTATTTTAAGAGAACGCGACCTTACTAATGTTACCATTGTAGGCAGCTCAACTCTAACAGCAGCTTTAGCATCATCATTCCAAAAAGGACCCATCGGAGAAGTTACTCCCATCTCTTCATTGAAAGATTTGGTAGCAACCTTTGGTACTCCTTCGGAATCAAATGCAGAAGACTGGCTCGTTGCGTCTGAGTTTCTAGGATACGGTGGTAGATTAGCGGTAGTTCGTGCAGAAACCAGTGTTCTTAATGCAACATCAGATGGCACAGCAGTTTTAGTAAGAAACGAATCAGATTATCAATCTGGTGTTGGTGGTGCAGAAGCATTCGTAGCAAGAACAGCAGGATCGTGGGGTAACTCACTTAAGGTTGTTGCAGTTGACCGTGGTGCAGATCAGATTCTAACACTAGCATCTGCTCCTGCAACTACAACAGCAAACACTGCATTTACAACTGTAGGTGGTAAAGCAGGCAGAATTTATTCTTTTGATAGTGCAACGAATGAATTAGCAGTTATCCTAGAGAACCCCGGTTCACTTATTACATCATCTGATGTATTTGATGAACCCGGAGATGGTATTGTATCAGCAGTTACATTTGCTGCATATACTGGCGTTGGTTCTCAGAATGGTTCCCACACATCTTCACCATCTGGTGGTACAGGATCTGGGTTACAAGTACAAGCTATCATTGATGTCAACGGAGCTGTTACTTCAGTTACAGTTCAAGCAGGTGGTACTGGATATACACAAGGCGATGTTGTTACAGTACCAGCAGCAGATCTTGGAACTGGTGCAAGTGCAGATCTTTCTGTTACTATTGGTACAGTATCAAATGATAACATTGCAATTTCTTCAGTTAAAGATTGGTATACCAATACTAAAATTGCAGGAACTGAATTAACTCTTGGTGCAATTGGTCCTCGTCCTGGTACTTCTGTATATGCATCTTCTAGAGGAATTTCATATGACGAAATTCATATTGCAGTTATTGACACCACTGGTGATGTTTCCGGTGCTGCATCAACTGTACTAGAAAGAATTACATATCTTTCCAAGATGACTGATGCCAAGAGTGCAGAAGGTTCTTCTTT